AGAAGGTTGATATACATATATTAACCTTATGGTAAAACCATTCATTATTTAAGGTTCTCTCACATGCTGATATAATCATCAGCTGTTCGAGCCTTTTTTCATGTTCCATCAAAAACTTTATCGAATTCAGATAAATTAAAACTCATCTGAGTACGATAAATTAAGTCAGTACCAGCTGTAAAAGTACTTTCGGTTCAAGATGAACCGTAGTATATTTCATCAGTTTGGTTGACTCTTTTGAAACCTAAATTAAGAATATTACCAATAAGTAATAAAGATTGGATTTTGTTCCGATCTTTATTAAATATTGATTCTATATTTAGATCAGAAATTTCTTTTGATAAGGAGTGAAGACATAAGCCCTCTTGATCTTTATAGATCTTGACCTTATCTCACATTCTTCTCAAACAGTTATAAACTGATATGAAAAGAGGGTGACAAGCAAGATTATTCTTATCTTGTTCTGGGAATTTATTTAAAAATTCACCAGGAACATTAAGAATATTCCTGTTCATGTTTCCGACCACATTAGCCATCCCATCTAAGAGAATTCTTTTATATTCTAAAAGAGCTACTCTCTCATTGGGAATCACATAGTTATCATTACTAATTAAATTAGTAAATAATTTTCGTAATTTTTCGTAAGAGAAATTACCAAAATTGATATCTAATGCTAATGAATAATTTTGAAGTTTATTATAAACATTTTTATTAATAGTTAAAAATCTATATTTTAACTTATTATTAAATTTAATGTAATGGCCCTTTTTAAGAGCTGGTACACTTAGTTTATAATAAAGTTTTACCACAAGATTTACTAAAGTTAGTTTAGAAAAATAGGCATTCTCTTTAATTTTAAAATAATCATATAATATTGTAAAAACAATAAAAGGATTATATAAATTAGAGAAAATACCTTTAACTGGTAAACCAGTTAATTCTATACCTTCCTTAGGTCTTATTCATCTTTTAGCAAATTCATATGTATCAAAAGATACATGTGTTTTGTTTAAAGATATATCAACACCCATTTTATTCATAACTTTAATATATGTTTTAGCAACTTTATCGTTTTTAATAACAATATCGTCACCTAAAATCATATATTGATTAAAGTTATCAATATTATTTAGAAATGCACAAAAATGCACAACTAAATGATGGGTGAGAGTAAAGACTGCTCAAGATGAATAGGTTCCCATTGGTTGTCCAGTTTGATACTTAACAAAAGTATCATCTGGAGTTACAAAGACACGATTATGTAATAATCAATGTCAACTTTCAGCTAATTCCATATGGAATATTCTAGCTAAAAGTCTTTTTTGTAAAACAATAGGAAATCTATCCGTTGCTGAACTTAAATCAAGGGATCAAAATTGTTCATTGTTAGTGTAATCTCAATTATGATGAGGATTCTGAGTAAAAGTTCTATCACAATCAAATTTTGATAATAATCTTAAAATTTTTTCGTGAATAGGCTTTAAATAAAGTTGAGTATAATAGTCAGAAATGGCTATTAATCTTAACTTTGCCTCAGGATCTTTTATAAAGGAAATTTTTCCTTTATAATTAAAAATAATATTACCCTTTTTATAAGGTTTAATATTATTTTCTCATGCATAATTGTATGAAGACATAAAAAATTCCTGTCCTTCTTTATCAGTAAGATTAAATATCTGCTGCATCTCAGAATAGTTATACAATAATAAGCTATTTTGAGACGTCAAAGTGGCTGGTCCATGTGGTCCAGCTTTACTTGACAAGTAGATATCATCTTTAGAAAAACAAGGATGATCTAATTTAAGATTAAATTCTTTAACAAATTTATTAATGAATCCTGAAGGTAATATAAAATTACCTTTAGGAGGATCAGTAATAACTTTGTAATTAGGTTTAACTTTATTTCAATCTTTAGATTTCAATTCTCAACCTCGACTGAAGTTAAGAATTGTCATACTAAATTTTAATAAAGCTATGGAATTAGAATCAATGAATGGTTTAAGAAATAATAATTTCTTAGGTCAACCATCTTTAGTAAGACCAATACTCATTGTATTGGTCTTAAGAGGATGTCCACAAATGTACCTTGTACAATGTAGACGCATTTGTTTATAATATTTTATAGTATAAACAATACCTCATTTATTAATTCAAAAATTAATTTGATTAATAAAATTTCTAAAGAAAGGTTGAGTGTTTACCATAGGAAAACATATGTTAATCAATCTTTTAAAGATTTTAACATATATGTTTTTCATTAAGTAAATATTTAAATCCTACGATCCCGAGGGATGCACATGGACTTCATATCATGTATTACTACAAGATATGGCATCTTAGCAACTTACATAAGTAAACTAAGGAAACCATAGAATAAGTATCTAAACTAATTTTAATGGTTATACATACACAAAAGTATGTATAAGACCTATGGGTCATAAGAGTCC